AATGATGAGGAAAAGTTTTGGGAAATGGAAGGCCCCCACCATGAAGATATTGAGGAAATGAAAGCTGTAGTAGTAGCAGAAGGAACATACTCTAGTCATTCAGCATGGAATCAAGCATTGATGAGATTGGTAGAATATCCTAACACCTACAATAGTAATACTGAAACTTGGAGTACTGGTAGTTACTCTGCTCTTGCCGATGGTGAAGCAAGAACTGGAAAACCATTTACTATTACATCAACATTTTCAACAAACTTTACTAAAATCACTCATATTGATCAAGCTATCGAACCCAATGGAACAGTCTGGGCAGCTTCACCAAAGCATTACGGTAATAATAAAGGAGGTGGATTTAGATTACAACAGCTTAAAGGTCAACTCACTTTCCAAATAGGGCATATGTCTAGGAATACCGGCAACTACAATCGTGTCGATGGATACCTTAAGCCAGTTTTAGGAGTATCAGCAAATACTAGTATTAAGCCACGCAATCCTAGTGGTTGTTTTCAAGATCCATTTGAAGATAACAATACCAGCACTACTGTGTACCAAACAATGGATCCTGCTGATGTTGAAGGAGATGTGCGTATGTGGTATCAAATTACTTGTGTATATAATGGTGGGCCTGTGGGATATTACTAAACCAGTTCGCGATCTGAACATGAGGATAAACTAGTACAAAATATTAAAGACTCCTTTAAGTTCTACCAAACAAATCTGAGGACAGGCAAAGTACACGAAATAGATTGGCACCATGTACAAATGAGTAATAAAGAGGATTACTTAGGATTTATTCAAGGAGTAGGATACGAGGGAGACAGGGAAGCAGATACACGATTTGGTGCACATTGTGATTCGGCCGCTAATGCATATGAAATTGCTGGAAACTGGGCAGGTACATGGGTATCGAATACAGCATTATCACACTCAGATATACAGGGAAATACAGATAGAGTAAATGGATTTGCTCTTGATCCTCTTGGGTGGGCAACAAAAAACAATAAGGATGCCACAAACACATGGATATGGAGTCCAAGTCATCATCCAGATAGACTTGAAGATACTTCTGAAAATAAAAAAGATCCGTATCCTAATATAACATCGGGTGCTGCAGATAGCAATTATTTGAAGGCTCAAGCTTCAATGGATGACGAAGATTATTTTAGAACTCAAGCAGACAATTCATACTGGGCAAATAACTACCCATTAGATACAGCGTAAGGAATAAATGGCACTGACTTTAAGTAAACGAACCATAAATTTTGTAATGGATCAAGGGGCTACCTTTGAAAAAGTAATCTACGCACAAAACTCTGCAGGAGGAAATGTCACAATTTCTACTGGTACTTGTGCTGCTAAGATGCGACAATCTACATATTCTGGTAACAATATACATTCTTTTTCTACATCCGTTGCTGGATCAAATGTTACAATTTCTATGACTGCAACAAATACTGCAAACGTTGCTGTTGATCAGTATGTATATGATGTTGAATATACTCAATCAGATGAAACTACTGTAGAGAGGGTTTGTCAAGGAATTATAACCGTATCACCAGAGTCTACAAAATAAGGATTTAACAAATGACACAACCTACAACTAGAACTACATTTAAAGATTATTGTAAAAGAAAATTAGGCCATCCAGTTGTTGAACTAAATCTTGATGATGATCAGATTGAAGATACTATTGATGATGCAGTAGCTTACTGGCAAGAATTTCACTTTGATGGTACACATCCAGAATTTGTTAAAAAACAAATTTCAGCATCAACTCAAATCGTTTCTTCAACCTCTGGAACTTTTTCTAGTGGAGAAACGATTGAGGGGGGATCTAGTGGTATTAAGGCTACATTTCATCAATACCACAGTGCAAATACTACAATTAGATATCAGAGTCCAACTACAAAAAATAATTCTAATGCCGTAGCGATTGGAGATGGAAATACCTATTATACAGATACAACTACTACATGGACTGCCAGTGAAACCATTACAGGAGCAACAAGCGGTGCAACAGCAACTGTTCATGCTAGTACAGCTCAAACTATCGGTGATATAGATAATCATTATCTTTCTTTAGATGAGAGTTATATTGGTATTACAGGAATTATACCACTTACCGAAAATTTGAGTGGTAGTACAAATATGTTTTCAGTTAACTATCAGTACGCATTGAATGATCTTTATACGATGGGTGCAGCTGGTGATATGAAAAACTATGTTTTCACTCAACAATATCTTGCTACCATTCAAAATCTTTTCTCTGGATTACCTAGATTCAGATTCAATCGTCACAGAGATAGAATTTATCTTGACATAGATTGGAGTGGAGATCTTAAAATAGATGACTTTGTTATAATTGAAGCTTATGCGTCAATGAATCCAGAAACATATACTGATGCTTATAATGATATTTTCCTTAAAAAATATTGTACAGCTCTTCTGAAAAAACAATGGGGTATGAATCTTATAAAATTTGAAGGAGTTCAATTGCCTGGAGGTGTTACTTTAAATGGGAGACAATTATATGATGACGCAACTACAGAATTAGAATACTTAGAAAGAGAAGGAAAATTAGAGTATCAACTCCCCGATGATTTCTATATAGGTTAGAGGATATAAATGGCAACCAATCATTACTTTAATCATTATGGAACTAATACACCAGATCAGCGTTTAGTTGAAAGTATCGTAATTGAGTCTATTAAATCTTATGGTATTGATGTTCACTATATGCCCAGAACTGAAGTAAATACAGATTCTATCTTTGGTGAGGATCGTATTTCTAAGTTTGAGGATGCTCGTATGGTAGAAGTGTACATTAAGAGTATAGATGGATTTGAAGGTGATGGTACATTTGTAAGTAACTTTGGACTAGAAGTAAGAGATCAAATTACTTTTACAATTTCTCGTAGAAGATTTATAGATTTAAATTTTGAAACAGGAAATAGAGATAAAGAACCACTAGAAGGTGACCTTATTTTCTTTCCTTTGTCTGACTCCCTTTTTGAGATTAAACACGTGCAAGATACGAATGTTTTCTATCAGATGGGTGGACTACAAACTTTTGATTTAGTTTGTGAACTCTTTGAATACGCCGATGAAGCAATTGATACAGGTATTGCTGCACTTGATCAAATAGAAATTGACCATTCTTATTCAATAAAATTTACTCTTGGTGCTGGAACTGGTACATATACAGTTGGAGAATCCGTCTATCAAGGATCTACTGGATATTCAAATGCCACGATCAAGGGTGAGATATTTGCAGTAACTGGTACTGATCTAGTATATAAGAATCTTTTAACTGAGGGTGGTGATAATCTGGTTAGAGAAGATGGAAATACTTATGTTTCTGAGGGAGCGGTTACCGATACTTCAGAATACATAACTCTTACTATTGGTAATATCATAGGTGCATTTAGTGATTCTAGTAAAATTTTAGAATATCCATATTCCTTTAAACAAGAGGATGGAGATACTACATCAGATAGTATTCTGTTAGAAGATGAAAGTCTTACTACACCAGACTCTTCTGCTAAGGGTAAACTTATGATTGAAACAACTGCTTCTTATGTGGTTACTTCTTTTGATGATAAGACTATATCAACTGGTGCATCAGATGAAGTACAGGTTGATTCATATGCAAACAATGTAGGGATTGAAACTGTGGCTGATTCTATACTTGACTTTACAGAAGGTAATCCATTTAGTGAAGGAACAGGGTACTAATGTTAGGATCTACCTTTTATCATCAAACTATAAGAAAATATGTAGCAGTGTTTGGAACTCTTTTCAATGATATTAATATTGAAAGGAAGAATTCATGTGGTGTTGTTGTTGAACGATTAAAAGTTCCTCTTGCGTATGGCCCCAAACAGAAGTGGCTACTTGCTATTCAAGATACCACTGCAGATAGAAAAGTTGTAGCGACGAGAACTCCAAGAATGGGGTTTGCTATGACAGGAGTTTCTTATGATTCTGTAAGAAAATTGAATACA